AATTAAAAAATTAACAGCCATGCCAATCACGCAAACCCACGCAGTAGCTGGACGCCAAGAAGATTGAAACCAATTACCTTTTGCCTCTTCTTTATTCACAGCCAACTGAGCCAAAGATAATTCCTGAGCATGATTGTCAGCCATCGTTGCAATTTGATGAGACAAAGCAGCGGCCTGATCTTTGTCTGGAATAACTTTATTTAGTAAGCCAGCGACAGGGCCGACTAAAGAATCTAATAGTCCCATTAACTTTTTCCCATGTTTGTGAAGCCATAGTAAGAGGCAACGATTGCAGCGATGGAAACATAATAAATGTTACTCATGCTAGATAATAAGTTGCTGGCGTTGGGAAGCTCCATGTATTCAGTTAGCACTACGCCCAGCGGGAACACCAACATCCCGGTCAAAGAGAACCATGCCATCTTGCGCTGGCTATCCCGCTTCTGGTCAGCATCGATCATTTTACGCCGCATATCTTCAAGCATAATCGACCGTTCTTCTGGGTCGAGCTTTCCGTTGTTGTTAAAATCATATTCTTCTTTCATTTGTAAGGCTTTTTCTTGGCCTTACTGTGAACTAATGTTTTACTAGAAGCCGTGTGCTTTGAGCCAGACATAGAATTCCCTTTGGAATCTTTGTGAGTAGCGCCCTTATGCTCTTTTCCATTTTTAAAATAATGTTTAACTCCAGCGGCCATGCTCAACCCTTTCTAAAATTTGATTTTTCATTTATGCATCAGTCATAGAATTTAAATACTCTTGGCAGACTCTTCGATCTTTACTAATTATTACGACCTTACCACTAATATCATAAAGCACATAGTATTTACCGCGCTGAATTACTCTCATGGCGGGCCTCTGAGGTAATCAGCCCAGTACCAGATTGCAAATAACCCAGCAGTCAGAATAATAGCAAGCACAACGATCATTGCTGTACGCTCAAAAAACTTACGCTTTTCTTCTAAAGCCTTGGCCTTTGCCTTACGAAGTTTGCCTTCAGCCCTTAAAACGTCCTCCCAAGCCTCCATCCCCCAAACCATGCGGATGTGAACCATCATGGAATAGCGTTGTTTTTCAATTTGTTTTTTAGCAAGTACTGCTTGTGTGGCTATTTGCTCAATGTTTCCAGAGCCTTTAAGCATTCTGGTAATAAACCCAGCGTTTTCGGCATCTTCTGCGCAGGCGGCAACTTCTGATGTGGCTGACATCCACCTCCCCATGTCGCCATGCATTTGCTCAAGCTCACGACCCGCAGCGAAGCCTTTTTGAATCATAGAAAATGCTTTAGAGGCAGTAGAAATCGCCAGGCCTATCGAAACTGGGTCAAGCATTTCATTCTCCTACCAAGAGATTCGCAGAACAAACGGCTCCGTAGGTTTTGTAAACACTAACATATTTTTTAGTTACGTCAGAAGTCGGACACATATAGTAACAAACTGTGTACAACGTCGAAGGCCATCCCATTGCTGCAAAAACTCCAGCAAAAATGCAAGTCATGGCATTTTCAAAATGATGTTCACTAGAAGAATTATAATTGTTCCAGTGGTTGCAAGCATAATAATTTCAATGCGTTTTACGCGACCATGCAAATCTTTAAATTGAATCTTCGCCTCGGTTTCGAGCGCGACGACGCGAGGTTCAAGTGTAGAATGCATAGTCATAACGCAGGTTTAGTTGGCCAAGTGATGTCGGTAGGAAAGCCAGCTTGTGCTGTGATGTCACGCAGGGCTTGGCGGTATGCTGTTTGTTCAGCAGTAGCAGGGTAATCAGCTAGGCCCCACAAGTCTGTGCTTGCTAATAAATCGCTTCTTGTAACTCTAGCATCATCTGCCGCTATATCATCATAAGAAAGGCCGTCATATGCGGCAATTTCTTCTGGCTGGTTTGCGACAAAGAGAGCTTTAAGCTGCTCGTATGTTACCCCGTTTGGGATAAATGAATCTGGGTGCATTGTAATATCAATGAGCTTGCCGTTGTGAAGCATTTGTACAATAACATCTCCATTTAGATCATAGCGCGGGTTCGAATATAATGCCATTTTTAAACCAATCCATATAAAACGTAGCTGAGAGAAGTGACGTTGATATTAGTATCCGCCGCTACAGACCTAAAACGAGAATAAAGCGTAGACCCATGATGGGGTACTCCTGCTTTTTTTATGACAGCGCTACAAGAAAGCTGAGCCGTAAACCTGTCAACATAATAGACACCCGCAAAATCTGGGGGGTCAGTAGCATCAGTCGTAGTGGTGTTAAACCCACCATTTAAATTAAGTCCAAGAGATGCCTCTGTGCCACTTATGTTAGAAGTTTCGGAGCCCAGCATATAATTATTTGTGCCTGTATTTGCTATGTACAATTCAGAAGCCGCGATAGCTATAGGCATCCATACTTCAAAGACGTAAGTTCCAGAAGGTGCATATCCTGGCTGCAGTGCAAAATTAACAACCCAAGGGTTAGTGCCGTTTACTGGGCCTAAATAAAATTCAAGTGAATTACCTGTATATTGACTCCATCCATCACAGGTAAAGTTTAGTTTCATAGTCAGTTGTTTTGTATTTTTATTGCTGGTAAACCCGACATTACTGCTATAAACACCCGCAGCAAGAGTCCCAACAGATACAGTTTGAAGTGCTGTCCATGTGCCACCACCAGCAACGTCTTCCCAAGTTGGGGCTCCAGACCCATCGCTAGTTAAAACTTGGGACGAGGTTCCAACAGTGGCCCCCAGATAGGCAAGCCCACCTGTGGTATCGGTAGGGATTGCTCCCCAAGCAGAGCCAGAGTAACCCTCAAAGCTGCTCGTTGTCGAATTATACCTCATGTACCCAGCAGCGGGTGAGCCATCACGTTGGGCTGTAGTGCCAGCGGGCAAACCGCCAGAGCCAGTTGCAGAAGTCTTAGCTACATAAGCGGTTGCGGCAGTAGTTGCCGCAGTACCCAATCCAAGATTACTTCTTGCCGTGCCAGCATTGGCAAGATCAGATAAATTATTAGCCGTGGTTAAGAAATCAGCAGCAGATAAAGCAACAGCTTGCCAAACACTGCCGCTATAAACTTTCATAATATTAGATGTTGTGTTGAAATAAAGATCACCAGCGGTGAGTGCATTCCCGTCATTATCCGCGCTTGGATCAGAGGAGAAAGCGCCCAAGTATGTATCGGTAAACGAATCCAGCGCAGCTTCCGCTGCTGTTTGTGCTGTCTCAGCAGCGCCCTGCGCTACTACTGCCGCATCTTTTGCTACAATAGCGGCCGCTGCATTTTCCTCTGCATTCTGAATGTCTGTGATGTTGGTAACAACAGTATTAATATTTGCAGATATTCCCGCAACTGTAGTTACATTTCCCGATATGCCAGCAACAGTAGTTACATTAGCCCTGATTGTATTTACGTTGGTAATAGCGTTGGTTGCTACCGTTCCGTCTTGGATATCAGCAAGTAACTCAATGTCAGCAGAAGCATCTGCTACAGTTTGAGTGTCAGAAATTGATGGCCCAGATTCAACGGCCCCAGTGCTTAGATTAAAAGCTAAGGTCTTTCCCTTGCGCGCTGTTGAAGATGGCAGAACCAATGAAACGCTATCGTCATAATCAGTAATGCGTAATGAACGGTTAATGTCATCTTGAAGATCGGCTTGGATTGCAACCATGCGATCAAGCTCTGTGTTTAAAGCAGCTACTTGAAACGCGCCTGACGTTGGAAAGTCAGTAGTTCTATCAAGAGGAATCTCACGCGTAATAATAACAGTTGATCCGCCAGCGCCTCCAGTAACACTCATAGTTACTGTGCCAGTTGTGCCGCTGCCACCAGATACAGTGTAGTTAGTAGTAATAGTTTTAAGAGTGTCATCAACATAGACATTCAAATCCGAATTATCAAAGAACTCGAATGGAACAGCAAAGCTGGTCTGGGTAATCCCTTGCGCCACACTATAGGATATGCGCGGTACATTTTCTGCTATGTTAATGGTCATAGTTTGCTCCGTTATTTAATGCGAAACTACGCATATGTTTTTCATTTGCAACGTACAATTAGTAGCGCCCCCCACCCAATGCGCGTGACATTTGGTTAACTTCATCTTTCCAAAACAATATTCTAGCATACGGTAGGGACTTTAATACTTGTCCAGCGCCCTCACCAATGTTGCCAGTAGCCATTTCATAAAGACCCTTACCATAGTCAGCAGCAATAGATGGGCCAGCCCCAGCAATACCAGTGATTGCATCTAAGGTTGAAGGCTTCTGTGGAAAACGTGGTTGTATTACCCCGCCAGTAAAGTTCTCGCCGCCAAGAGCAAGAGTAGTAACCATAGAGGTGTAGAATATATCTGAATACAATGAAGCTAGCCCAGAATAATCAAAGGCTCTAGCAAAGCGGTCTTGGTATGTAGATTCTTTCTGCGCCCAATCTGGTGTCTTGAGGTTGTAGAGCATATAGCCAAGACCAAGAGATAGTAGAGCGCCAGCCATGCGACCCTTAACTTGACCATGAGCATAAGCAGCCGTAACTTTGTTTACAGCAGCGAGTGAGTAAGAGTAGAATTGGAATGGTAAGCTAAGTAATCCGTTCTCAATACGAGCATACCCTTTAACTCTAGCATCTTCTGCCATGCCAAAGTTCTTAGCTACACGCATTGGAATATAAACAATTCCGTCTACGATAGCTGGCTTATCTGCTGGTGTTCCCATTAGAATAGTATTCATGATTCCGCTTTGCATTGCTTTGCGAAATGTCTTTACTATTTCTGGATCAACCAGCTTTTGCTTATTGATCTCAGCCATAGCTAACTCATTGATTTTATTCTCATAAGCAGCTTTAGCAGATATTTCTATCTCACCGTCTGCTGTTTTTATTTTCTGTGGTTTAGTAAGATTAAGGTCTTCCGCTGATTTTAGAGTGTGCATAATCTCGTGCATCTTAACAAATGTCACAAACTCTTGAGGCGTTTTAAACGCATCATCAGGCAAAGGTTCAACGCCTTTTATCTTTGGATCAGTCCAAGGTTTACTATGGAAATATTCTATCAGATAGTCTTCATCAATATGGATAGTCCCAACTTTACCTTTTTTTCCTTGGCGAAAGAAAGCTGGGCGATAACGACCACCTACAGTTTTCCCAGTAGGGCCAACAACTATGTTAGCAGTAGTCGCTGGGAACTCAATAGCGTTAGTCCAAGCCTCAGTGTTTGCTAAATACAATCCGTTAGCCGTTTGTTGATGCGGGGCATTGGCAATCTTAGAAGCATCATCAAAGTTAATGTTATAGCGCAAGAGATATTCTTGCTCCATCTTGGTAGCCTTACCCTGTGTCCAGCGGATTGAGTAATCAATATAAGTATGCTGACGAACAATAGCATCAAGTTTTTTAAGAATCATTGTGGCTGGGGCAAGCCCGTTCAAAGCAAAGAATCCATCTTTAGCTTTATCCCAGAATGTAGTAGCTAATGGATTGTTGGTCATTTCCTCACTAAGACGCATACCAGCGCTACCATTAATAACCTCCATTACTTCTCCTCCAAGGCGACCCTCTTTAGCAGAAAGCCTCACTTTAGAATCAGTAAGTATAGCTTCAAGCGCTTTAATCGTTGGCATTAAGCCATGCTCCATAACAACCTTTGCTGGTTCCATAACCGTAGTTACGCCAGCCGATCCAAGATAGTTAAGTGAAGCAGCGGTCTTTAACCCTTGGGTAAGGCGATTGCTCCAAGCGTCTGGCTCTTTTAGCACAGTTCCAACAACGCGATCATATAATATAGTTATATCTTTAATTGCTTCATAGGCTTCTTCTTGTGAGCGCCCAGCAGTCATCATCTCACTATAAATATCATCGACAACATCTTCATACGATCTGCCATTAAAGCGTTTGGCAAACTCATACTTAGGCCCAACGCGGCGAACATAGGCTTTCATAACCTTAATTGGATTGCGCTCAATGAAGTCCATTACCAGTTCGTTAGGCACATCAACAACGCGGTGCTTCATGTGCTTTGATTTACCAGAGCCAAAGAACATATTGTCTGGATCAAAATCATC